TCACGTTCCGTTCTTGTTCCTGAAAGCGGCCGGCTCGATCTCGCTCCAGCGTGCTTCCATGAGCTTCATCGCGTCCTTCGCGAGGCTCCTCAAAGCCACCTCTCGGCCGTAATGCTGCACCATCTGCGCCGACATGTTGCAGATCGCGCCCACCTGGTTCTCGGTGCAGCCAACCTCCAGCAAATTGATCACCGCGTTCTTGCGCAGACCGTGGAAGACGATCCGGTTTTCTCGGAACGGCTTGAACGCGTCCTTCGCCATGAGCTTCTGCCATTCGGTCCGGAAACCGTCGGGGCTCTTGTATGACGTGGCGCGAGCGCCGGCGTGCAGCATCACGCTATCGGACGTCGGCACGCGATCGATCCATTTCCGATAGGCGAAGTGGATCGGAATCCAAACCGTGTTTCCCGTCTTCTGCGCGCGGACGGCGATCGTGTTCTCGCCGGCCTTCGGCTTCGTCATAGCCAGCACGTCGCCCTGGCGCTGCCCGGTGAAGAATGCCGACATGGCGATCATCTGCATGTGGAACGGTGCGTGCTCCAGCAGGATCTCAAAAGCCCAGTTCGGCCACGGCACCCACGGCTCGCCGCCCGGTATCTTTTCCGTCATCTCCACGACGTTGGTCTTGCAGTAGCCTCGGGAGGCGCCCCACGCCATCAGGCGGGACAGGAAGGCTCGGAACTGGTTTGCTTTCGCCGGCGTCTCGCCTAGGGCGTCTATCGCGTCCTGCGCGTCGACCGTCGTCAAGTCGACGGGAAGGTCGTCTCCCCATGTCTCCTTGATGATGTCGCCAGAGGTTCGGTAGCCGCGCTGAGTGGAAGCCGCCAGCTTGGTCCAGAAGGGGTTGGTCTCGCTCTGGAAGGCTTCGACGAGCGCCTTGAAATCCTTGATGCCCTGGCGACCGCGGCGGATGAATGCTTCGTGCGCCTTCGTGGCCTCGGGCCAAAACTCTTTACTCTTCAGGTCCGGTAGCCGCTTGCCGTCCAGTAGAAAGCCCTTCTCATCGCGGGCCATGGCTTCACAGATCGACAGGCGCTCGGAGAACTCCTTCTCAAGCGGTTCCGGAAGGGCGATCGACGGCCACGCGTCCTTAGTGTTCCGGGACCTTGTGTAGAAGGTGTAGACGGTTTGCGAACCGTTGGCGCGTCTCTTGATGACGCGGTGCACGTGCTTAGGCAGTTCCACCGTTCCGCTTTTCCCTGATCTTTTCACGGAACTTCGCTCCCAATCCTGAGGACATCGTCGATGTGCCGAGGTTCATCGCCCGGTCCAGATCCTCACGATACCAGAACTTCCGTCGCGTGCTGTCAACGATGCGCGGGTTCGGATAGGTCGTTCCGACGCGCTCGAGGAAATCTTCGACATGCTTTTCCCCGCAATACCCGGCAGCCATGTCAGCGGACATGCGAGGTGGCCAGCTGCCGGGGGGAACAAGGGATTGGCGACGTTCTCTCATCTTTCGCCTCTCTTCGCCGCTTCCCGCTCATTTGCGATCGCCGTCCCAATCGCCAACATCACTTCGATATGGGTCATCGGCCGAGGCGGACCGGCTATAGCCTTTGCTGCCGTGCGGATCTCCTCGGGAAGAGCGTAGTATTCGCGCGTGGCGGGGGTGGCGTTGGTCAGGTCTGGTATAACTGTCATGGCGCAAAATACGATTTAGGTTGGATATCGGCAGCGAGGTACAGCGGATGACCTGGCTGGCCGTCTGCTGTGACTTTCAGCGCGACGAGGTCGAAGAATTCGAGCCGTTCGGCGACCTGGCGACCGCGGTCATGAAGAGCTCCGTGTGTCCCCCACGCGCAAACGATCTTACGGGCGCTCTTTGCAATCGCAAGAATGTGCTGATCGTTGTCGGGCCCGATCGGGTCGGGATGGTCGTACAGGGCCTTCGGGGCGGTGGAGCGAAGGGCAAAGAGGTTGCCAACAATCAAGCCGCCGAAGCCCCAATATCTCGCGAAGCCGATGCACCGGCGGATCGTCGGATCATCTTGGCTGGCATCAGCCGTGGATGGGTTCAGCATGAGGAAGGCGACGTTTGGCTTTTCGCCGTCCCATTGCCGCTCAAGGCGGTAACGGTAGGCTCCGCATTCGGAAATGATAGCCGACGACTTCGTCTCGATTGCGAACATGTCGAGCGTGTCGGTGCTCATACCTCGTCCCTCGACCGGAGCGCGCCGGCGTCGGCCAACGTCTGATTGATGATAGCAGTTGCGAAGGGCGCCGCATCCTCGCCCATATCAGTCCAGAGGCCGTGTATGGTGAGGGCGAGCACGTGCGGGTTGATGCGGGCCGCGCGCCAGAACCGCTCTTCGCTCATGCCGTGCTGGCGGCGGTGCTCGTCCGGATGAAGAGGCAGAACCCAGCGGTCGGAAACCTTGCTGCCTTTGCCACGACCGTAATGACCAAATCGGGGAGCCGCGCAAGAAAGGTGCGCAGCCTCGACGCCGTAGCGGCCTGATACGCAGCACGGCAGCTCGTGGATGAACGCGAGGTAATCTTTGTTCTTCGTCGGCTTCCGCTTTGGTGTCGGATCGGGACGAACGGAGTTGGCGATGCGGTAGGCCATCACGCGGCCCCCCCGTTGAGTGGAACCTTACTGAACGCGGTTGGTTGAAACCGCGATGCGAAAGGACTCCGACCATGATCGATCCCAAAGACCACAAGAACCGGCAGACGACGACGCCTCCGGATATGGACTTCGAACCGGTGCCATTGCCAGACCAGGCGGACGAGTCTGGTAGCGAGGGCGCCGATGTGCCGCCGGCGCGAAGCGGCCAGTCCGAAAAGCGGGAGAACCCGACGGAAGGTGCTGGCAAGGACAACCCCGTTCATCACACTGGCCGGGTTCCGCCGAAGGTGACCAAGGATCAAGTCTGAGACGCTCATGCTGCGGCTCCCGCGTTTCGCTGCGTGGTGCCGCGCTCGACTCCGATTAGATCGTCGAGGAAGTCGAGAACGGCCGTCTTGCTTTCCTGAAATTCCTGCTTGTCCATCGCCTTCATTGACTGGCTTTTCGCCACGTAGCGGGTAACGGTCGCTTCCTTCACGTCGACAGCGGAGAAAGCGTCAATCGGGCGGATGAAGGCCGCGAGCCTCTTTGCCTCCGCTTTGCTAGAGCAGACGATGGTATGCGTGTCGCAATAGCCCTTCTTGATCAGGGCATAGGCCCTCAGGTGCTCAGCGGATTCGGCGAAAGGCAGGCCGGAATATTGCTCGGGCAGGTTCCGCCAGGCATCGGCGACCGCGGCGAAATAATGCCGGTGCGAATTCATGCTGCGGTCGTTGTGCTCCGCGAGCGTATAGAACTCGCCGACCACGAAACGCTTGTCGCACTCGCGGGCCCAGTGCCGGTTTGCCGGCTGGAAGGCCTCGCCGTTCCATTGCAATAGGACCGGGCCGCTCATGTCAGCCCGCCGCCAAAACGTGGGTGCGAAGCTCGGCGTCGGTCACGGCACTCTTTGCCGGGGCACGCGCGATTGCGGCTTCGAGCCTCTTTTTCAGTTCCAGAGCGTCGCCGGGATGCTTTGACCAAAAGAGTTTAAGCGGTTCCCGATTTGCGTCGCGCCACTTCGCTACCTTTGCCGGCGGTTCGTTTTTGATGAACTCGCAGGCGCGGTCGAAGAACTCACCGACAGGCACATTCTCAAGCGCCCAATTGTCTCCCCAGGTAATGGTGATGGAATTCGAGGCGCCGACGGCCTTGAGGCGGTTTTCCTCGCGCTCGTGCTCGACGATCTCGGACGCGGTCAGATCGATGATCTTGGCGCGGTCCATTTCGGCTTCATCATAGAGGCCGGTAAACTGCTCGGGCCAGCCCGCGCGCAGTGCCTGCATCTCGGCGCACTTGGCGATCATGAGGCGCGGCATCCGGCACCAGTTACCGGAATCGTCGAGCGAAGGAACGGCGCCGTCCTTCAGCTTCTTCATCTTCTTGGGCTTTCCGTCTGGCCAGGTATCGCCGGTTTCAACGTAGTTGTACTGATCGGGCGAGTGAGAGATTGGCGCGAATTCCTCCCAATAGGCCTGACCGGCAACCTCGTACCAGTCGCCCGATTTCGGGTCCTGCTTCCAGAGGTAGACCGTCGCAGAGATGATGCCCTGAGGATTGGTCGGCCCCTTGAGCGACGGATCGATCTCATACGTTGCTGGCTTGCTGGCCGGCCGATAGTCGCCGCAGCGTTGCGCAATGACGCGCTGACCGTCGCGGCTGATGATGATCGTCATCTTCCGCTTCTTGGCATTGTCCTTCGAGAAGACCATTGGAATGATCTGTCCGAGGAAGGGATCGAGGCCCTTCGCCCGGGCGACTTCCATGAACAAGTTGAACTCGTCGGCGTTGCAGTCTTTGGCCACGGTCTGCTGGACCAGCGCAATCTGGCGCGGCGACAGGTCGAATTTCGTGATTGCGTTCATGGATTACTTCCTCCGGACGGAAAGAGAGATGCTGCCGTTGTCGAGGTTGGCGCCGGGCACTTGCTCGCCGGCTTTGATCGCGGCGGCCAAAGCCTTCTTGTCCAGCTTCGGCGCGGGGCGCTCTTGCTCGACGAAGAAGCGGGAAGGGATGTCCGCTTCGCTGTTGACGATCAGGCCGGGCGCGCGCTTCGTGAGCGACAGGGTGGCTGTCGGCAGCTTTAGCGACGTTTGATCGGTAGCTAACATCGCCTGTTCGATCAGGGCTCGGACGCGCTCGGCTCGGCGCTCAATCGACTTGCGGCGGGTCTCGAATTCCTCTTCCTTGGCTTTCAAACCGGTGATGAGGACGTCGCACTCGTCGATCTGCGCAAGGGCGGCTTCGATAGCCTCGAGGAGGTTGGTTTCGCCCTCTATCGCGTCGGCGACCAGATCGGCGTCATCGTCAACGCCTTGGTCGCGAAGGCTGGACAGAAGCGACTTTGCCGCCTCGGTCTGGCGATGAAGGTTGTAGTCAAGGTCGGGCATGGCCATTAGACATTCCTTTCGGCGACGATTGCTTTGTGCACCTGTTCCGTCCGCCAAAGGCCCGCGGCGAAAATGCCGAGGAGGAGGGCGATCAGGATCAGGCACATGGCGGTTGCAGTGGTGGCGCGGTTCAGGTTGGCGACCGCGTCCAGATCGATGTTGCGCGCTGGCGGGAGGGGGCAGCGGCCGCATTCGCAATAGCGCTTCGCAGGGTCGCAGGCGTGGGAGACGGGGCGGCTCATCACGCGACGTTCCGTGCAGCCGCTGCCGCCTGCTCGCGGGAGTATTCGCTCACCTGCAGGTAGCCGGCGATCATGTCCGTCATGGCCGCCAGCTTCTCGGCGGAGAGCTTGATCACGAACACGTCGAAGTCGTTGTTGAAGCGCTTCCAGGCAGTGTCGCCGCTCGGGCCGGGTGAAATAATCCCCGCCTTCTCAAGCTCCCACCTGCTGGTGTTCGAGAGGAAGAACGCGAAGGCGCGGAGCTGCGTTGTCGTGATCATGCTGCGCTCCTCTCGACCGAGACGGCTTCCGAGAGGAAGAAATCGGGGAAGGTCGAATAGCGCTCGAAGCGCTCGACGGTCGTGCGCGGGAAGGCGGCGGCTTCTTCGAGAGCCTCGTCTTCGCAACGAAACTGCAGAGCGTCGTCGACTTCGTAAGAGAAGAAATATTCGTTGGTCAGGACGCGGCCGACCTCGTCTTCAATCCTGTATCGGGTAACCATCGTGCCCATCGTTTCATCTCCCGGCGCGGTCGTGTGTCCACGGCGTCTCGCTGACGAAGGAGATATTCGCGACTATCGCAAAATAAGTCAACAGATCAATTTGCGATTATCGCTATTTCGCAAAATTGACTTGGCCCGCAGATTCTCCGCGTGGTAGATTTCGGCCTCAAGATCGGCCTGAGAGAGACTGGCGGCGCGCAACCGATCTTTAACCAAATCGCAACTATCGCTTATCTCTGAAGGTCGGGGAGCGTCCTATGGCTGAAACATCGATCGAATGGACTGATGCAACGTGGAATCCCGTAGCCGGCTGCTCGATAATGAGTGCGGGGTGCACCAACTGCTACGCGATGCGTATGGCGGCGCGCCTTGAAGCCATGGGGCTCGAGAAGTACCGAGGCCTGACACGCAAGAGCGGCGGTCGAGCGAAATGGACGGGCGACCTCTATCTCGACGAGAGCGCGCTTTCTGTGCCATCGACCTGGTCAAAGCCACGGAATGTATTCGTCAACTCGATGTCCGACCTATTTCACCCAGACGTGCCGGTGGAGTTCATCCGAAAAGTGTGGCGGGCAATGGCTGATACGCGGCGCCACACATACCAGATCCTCACCAAGCGGCCGGATCGCATGGCGTATATCCTGCGCGACGGTTTCGATGTTCTGCCGAATGTCTGGCTTGGCTCCAGCGTAGAAGACGGGCGTGTGATCGATCGCCTCGACGAGCTTCGCCGAGTGCCTGCCGCAATTCGCTTCGTCTCGTTTGAACCGCTCATCGGCTCCGTTGCCGCGGGCCGACTGGATGGCATCGACTGGGCTATTGTCGGCGGCGAATCTGGCCCGAAGGCGCGGCCCATGGATCCGGTATGGATCGACGAGGTTTTCGAAATGTGCTCGGAGGCGGGCTCTGTCTTCTTCTTCAAGCAATGGGGCGGCAGGAACAAGAAAGCGACGGGGCGTTCCTATCGCGGACGCACCTGGGACGCGATGCCCGCGACCGCTTAAAATAGGCGCCGTTGACCATCGTCGTTTGCTGCGGTGTTCCAAATCCGATGCGCAAGGGTGTGACTGGCGACCAGCAATAGCCAATACAGGTGCTGGTCTTTTTCACCCTTCAGAAGCTTCATCTCCGCCGATGCCGCGATCCCGAGATTCTTGACGAGGGTCTTCCAGTAGTTGATCAGTTCAACTCTAATGCCTTGCTGGCCTTGGGCGGCGTCGATCGCTCCTTCCAACCGGGAGCGAATGCATCGAAGGCTGAAACGTCGGCTGCCAAGTTACGCCCAAGATTGCGCTGAAGGTCCATTTTGCTGAGATGCACAAGGATATCCATGCGCTTCCTTTTCGCCAGCTTCTGGAAAATCCGGAAGTCGAGGACCCCGAGGCTAAACGGGTCGAGGAACGCGAAGTGAAGCCCATACGGATCTAGTCGCTTGAGAATACTTTCAACCGTCTGCAGGGCCGGCCCGTGAAAGGCTGTGACCGGTGCGCCGGCCTGCTTCAGGCGTTCCGCCGCGGCATTCAAGCGGACCTCGTCAATGTCGGCAATGAAGACCTGAGAAAACGGGGCCCCGCCAGCAACGCTCTTGCGCCAGGCAGCAACACAGCCGCCGTCGGTGAATTCGCCGTTCCTCACCTTCGCTCGCCCTGGGCCACAGAAAAGGTCAAGGTAAGTGGCGCCGGCCTTGCCTGGTCCTATGAACTTACCGCGAGCACCGCGCGAGATGTCAACGTACCGACAGAGATAGTTGTATTTTTCAATAGCCCATGGCCCGACGTCCTCAGCAGGGAGCCCGTCATCCCCTTCAACAAGCTCGCCCATCTAATCGCCCCCGCGGATATCTTGGGCTCGCCATCAGTCGCATCGCTACCTGTTGTGGCAAGCTAAATATTTCTGAAAACCGACTCGACTCCCGGCTGCATTCCTGCTGTTTTGATGAGAACAAAGACGGAACATCGCAGGAGACAGAAATGACCCGTAACGCTCCCGTAGATCACCCCGACGCCTTGCGGCTCGTCGTTGAACTTGAGAGCGTGTACGTAGCTTGCGATGATTGCGGGCATTCCCGCATTCTCCGCCTCGATAACCTGATGAAAGCCGCGGAACTCGGTGTTCACAACTACATGCAGTTATGCCGAAAGATCCGCTGCAGCGAGTGCCCAAAGATGCCGCCGGCATTCCGCAATTTGACCGTTCGGCCAACATGGCGCTGCGACGAAGCGCTTCAAAGCATCGCATGAAACACAACTTTGTGGACGCTGAAAACTTTGTCCGTAGGAAACTCCAGATCGTGGCTTTCGCCTTTGCCGGGGTTGTACTGGTAGAGGCGAAGCACATCGGCGGATCTGGAAACGAACCGCTTGAGGTAGCTTGATATCTCATCGTCTTCCAGGATCTGCACTACGACATCGTCGCCCTGTCGGACCTTCTGATGAGGGTTCACCCACGCGGTCTCGCCGTGAAGGAAGCGTGGCTCGCCGGAGCGGCCGTCGACCTGCACGGCATACGCGCCCTCAACGCCCTCGAGGCCGGGCGGACAAAAAACCGTGGCGATATCCTGACCGTTCATAATGAACCGACCGTTGGCTCCGGCGGCAATGTGCCCTCGAAGCGGAATCGAAGCATCGCCGGGGAATTGCTGCCAGCGCGGCGGGAAGCTGGCGTTTGGTATCGGCTTGGCCGTGGGGGCGGGGGACAGATCCTCTAACCAACGCGTCATTTGTTCGAAGCCAGGCGGCAATTCCCTAAAGAATCTCGCCATCGCCTCTATCTCTTGGAGAGATATCTGACGGCGCTTCTTAGGATCGTCGCTGTGCAGTTCTTTTGACCGCGTGATCTTGTCGTTGGACATACCCGTAGCTTCGGCGAGTTTCGAAGCCACGCCGCGAGCCGCGAGTTTTTCTGCAAGCCATTGTTTCAGTTCATATTGTGGGTCACTCATGCGGCGATCTTCGCGGATTCCGCAAAAAACTCCATCGCGAATATCGCAAGTTAGTTATCGCGACCCCATTGACAAATTGTCGCGATAATCGCAAATTTCGCGACATGAGCGAAAAACATCTCGAGCCTGCAAAATCCATTATCGGCAAAATCGGCATCGAAAAGGTGGCCGAGGTCACCGGGAAGCACGTGTCCCGGGTGTACCGCTGGATGTACCCGAAAGAGAAGGGTGGTACCGGCGGGTTGATTCCCCAGACAGACGCACCCGCGCTGCTGGCGTATGCAAAGTCGAAGAGGATACCGCTCACGGCCGAAGAGTTCTTCCCAGCTCGGGAGAACGCACAATGACGTCCGACGCCCAGATCAGAGCCTTCATCGACCGCATCCTTCGCTTGAAGGAAGAGCAGGACACGATCGGCGAGGACATCCGCGACATCTACGCGGAAGCAAAGTCCATGGGGTTCGACAAGACCGCAATGGGTCAGGTTGTCCAGCTGATCCGCAAGCGCGGCAAGATCGGCGAAGATGCGTTCAGCGAGCAGAACGCGATCGTCGAACTCTATCTCTCTGCATACGAGGGTCCGGCCTTGGTCCTGGCCGCTGCTGTGTCCTCGCACACGCCAGCGCCCGCCCGCGCACGAGAAAACATTGAACAATTTCCGAAATCGGACGGCGGCGAAGTCGCTGCAGTGAAGGGCCATGCCCGACTGGCGAACGCCGCTGGCGTTGAACCGCCGCCGTCCGAGCAGTTCGACCCCGAAACGGGCGAGATCATCGAAGAGATCGCAACGAGCGCAGGAGGCGAAAGTGAAGAAGTAGCCAAAAACGCCGTCGCAAGCGCGTCTGGCCCGGACGTAAAACGGGCATCCCATTCGCCTGAAGAGGCAAACGGGATGGACCGCGACGTGCTTCGAGGCGACGAGATCGCCCAAGCCGTGCCAGCGGAAAACGCCCGTAAGGCAGTCCCGGAAACGGAAGACGGTAGCGTGAGCCATGCTGGAGCCGGTGAAAGCCCGGCCGCCAACTCCATCACCAAGCCGAAATCCGCCCTCCGGCCCAATTGCCGGAACCCTGAAGCGTGCGGCGGCTACGGTGCGAACCATTGTCATTCTTGCCGGAAGGCTATGCGCGAGAAGGCGGAGGAAGTCGCATGAGCGAGTATCTCCGTACATCAAAGACAGAAGACGCCACTGCGCAGAGAACCGTTGAGGGCCGGGTGAACCTTCCCCGTCTCCAGGTGCCGCGCGTCGAAGTCTCGGCTGCTGTCGCGGCCTTTGTCTCCAAGACCGATTGTCCGAAACGCTCTGATAGGAGGGCTGCATGTCCTGGTCCGTTTTTATCGCCTGCACCGGCGTCGTTCTCTGGATGGCAGCTCTGACACTGGTCGTTCCCGGCTTCGTCGAGCGTGAGTTTCGCCGGAACGGCTACCGCAGAAAGGATTGAGCGCTTTCACCTCCTCCCGAGGCGCTCAACGCAGGTCCCGGTCCTCCTCCTCCCGATCGGGGCCTGCAACTCTCAACCGGATCCGCTTGTTCGCCAGTCTCATGACCACGGCTTGAACAGCTTCTCCGAGAGGGATTGCCGGTGACGACGAGGGCGCGTCACCGGCGGCAGGACCGGACGTTGCGGCGGTGGTCCTGCGGAAAGGAAAGACTTGGGAGGGACCGGCAGCCGTTGGCGCGGTGCCGTCCTCTCCATCGGAAGGGAAGTTCCTGGGCATCGGTGTCTCCTACGCAAAGAGACACTCGCACGGGGACCCCGAAATGTACGGCAATAGAGTTTCCAAATCCGGAAAACGTGTTTCCGAGGCAAAGATGACAAGTGTGGCACTGAGTGAGGCAAAAGGTTGGTACGCCGCCCTGATGAACGCTGAGTTCAAGGGCCGGGGCGACCGAGAGAAGGCGGTTCGGGGAAGGCTGGCAGACAAGACCGGCATTCCCGAAAGCTACCTCTATCGACTGCAGTACAAGACACGTGAAATGAGGGATATTGCCGGATCAGCTTATCGGGCGCTGATGCTGGCACATATGGCCTACGAGGAAGTGTGCCTGAGAAACGAGGAAGCGGCGGCCAAGCATCGGACCGAACGCCATGCACTGAGGAAAGCCCATGCGACTGCTGACAAGCGCTCTGGTGAGAGCGTGGGAATGGGGGAGGCTTCAAAGTGAGAAGTTCCTCCGCTGGATGCGCCGGAAACGGCCAAGGGAATAATCGGCCTTTCCCAACCCAAACGACTTTACCTTTCCCTACCGTCAGCCGGAGCCGAACAAGATCCCTGCGTGTTCTTGTCGCCTGCGAGTTCTCCGGCACGGTCCGGGATGCGTTCCTCGATCGCGGTCATGATGCATGGTCCTGCGATCTGTTGCCGGCAGAAAACGGCAGCAACCGGCACATCCGTGGCGATGCACGCGACGTTCTAAACGACGGATGGGACATGCTGATCGTCGCGCATCCTCCATGCACGCGGCTCTGCAATAGCGGCGTTCGCTGGCTGTCCGTCCCGCCGCCTGGCAAGAATGCCGAACAAATGTGGGCTGAGCTCGACGAAGGCGCTGCGTTATTCTCCGCCTTCTGGAATGCGCCAGTCGACCGCATCTGCATCGAAAATCCCGTTATGCATCGGCATGCGAAGGAACGCATCGCCGACTTTCGGCCGCCTGCCCAAACCGTCCAGCCGTGGTGGTTCGGCGAACCGTTTTTCAAGGCTACCGGTCTCTACCTGCGCAACCTGCCGACCCTGCTTCCGACACAGAAGTTGACACCGCCGGCTCGCGGCACGGCCGAGCACAAGGCGTGGTCACGGGTGCATCGAATGTCACCTGGCCCGGACCGAGGGAGGGAGCGCTCACGCTTCTTCCCGGGCATCGCCGCCGCCATGGCGGATCAATGGTGCGATTTCGCAATTGAGCAGTTCCTTCGCGAGGCAGCATGATCACCACCGCCATCATCGAATGGGCCGAAGCCCAGAAGCGCCAGAAGTTCACCTGGCTCGAAGATCACGGTCCACGCTCTAAGCGCCCGCGTCCTGAGACCGAAACCGAAAACAAGCTTCGCGACAACGCCATGCTCGATTCCGTCATTGCTCTTTGCAAGGGGAGGGTACCCGCGTGATGTCAACGCAGGGTTTTAATCTTCGCCTCGTCGACCGCTGCGAGGAAAGCGTCTCGTGCAGGCGCTGCCGAAGCGGCGCCGAGCATCGCGTCCGTACAGGCGTTCAGCGCCGCGGAATAGCTTCGTCCCTTCGTGTCCGGCCAGTTTTCACTAAGCAATTGAGCTGCATAAGCGGGCGACCACACGATTTGAACGCCTTCGAGATTGGGCAGATCGATGATTACGCATTCGTCCCAGTTCTCAGCCATGTCCACATACCTGCTGTTTCTGGCGGCCTAACCGACTTCCCTCTCAATCGTTCCAGAGCAACTACCGATACTTGCAAGGGGAGGGAGGCAGCATGAACCAGAACACCTCCAGCGCTGTCATGCAGCAGCGCTCCGAGCCTGACGACAGCCTCGACGACTTCCCGACGCAGCCTTGGGCCACGCGGGCGCTGTGCTTTCACGTCCTCGCCGGATACCGCCTCAGGGATAAGACCTGCTGGGAACCGGCCTGCAATCGCGGCCACATGGTCGATCCGCTTGCAGAGAGCTTCGGCCAAGTCTGGGCCAGCGACGTTCATAATTACGGGCGGGGAGCTCAGGGTGACTTCCTCATTCCCGGAATGATTCCATGGGATGATGGACGAGGCGTTGACTGGATCGTCACCAACCCGCCTTTCCGACTGGCCGAGCAATTCATCGCCCGGGCCCTAGACGTCGCCACCGTCGGCGTTGCGATGATCGTTCGCACTTCCTTCCTGGAGGGCGTGGGCCGCTACGAGAACCTTTTCAGCAAGAACCCGCCATCGATTGTGGCTCAGTTCTCCGAGCGCGTGCCGATGGTCAAAGGCCGGCTCACGGCGACCGGATCGACCGCCACCTCCTACTGCTGGCTCGTCTGGCTAAACGGCGTCACGACCACGAAGCTGGTCTGGATCCCGCCGTGCCGGAAGAAGCTCGAGCGCGCTGACGACTACGCGGCCTATCGCGAGGTGACGGCATGACAGGTTCAACCGCTCATCTTCGACGGGACTTCCTCGCCGGGCACTGGGGTAATGTCCGGGGCCTCTTCTGGGACAAGGTCAGGTCCCGGCTCCTCGATGGGGCGATCTGGGATATCGGGCAGGGAATCGGGCGTTTCCTCTGGTGGAACTTCCCCGGGTTTTTTTGGCTCTTTGGGATCTACGGACATGACGTTCTCCTTCTCCCGAAGCCAACCCTAGCCGGAGCCGAAAGGTTCCAGTTCGCAACGGGAGCCGCCCTATGACCTTCCTCGAAGCCTACGCCAAGTTCGGGCCCGACACGATGGCGATCGCGGAGGCCTTGGCCATCAAAGAGCATGAGGCCGACCGTCTCATCAATGCGCGACTGAACTGCAGCTACGCAGAGCGCCTTCACGCGGGACGGGTCAAGAAGATTGCCTACGCTGGCAAAGAACCATTCATGGCGGAGTGGGCAAGATGATCTCAGATCGTATGTCCGCCGCCGAGTTCCGAGCAAACCGAGAAGCTGACGTAACCGAGCGGCCCTCGAAGTACCGCAACAAGAAGACGACCGTCGACGGCATCAAGTTCGACAGCAAACGCGAGGCAGAGTTCTATTCGTCGCTGAAGCAGTTGGAGCGCGCCGGCCAGGTCTACGAGGTCGAGCTTCAGAAGCCGTATGCGCTCACGGTCAATGGGCAGCTGGTCTGCACCTACAAGGCGGATTTCGCCTTCTACGACGCGATCCAGAAGCGCAACCGCATCGTCGACGTCAAGGGCGTTGCCACCAAGGACTTTAACATCAAGCGCAAGCTCATGCGGGCCATCTACGGAATCGATGTGGAGGTCATCTGCTGATGAGCATCAGTGCCGCCATCCGCCGCATGTTGGAAGCTGGTCTCACGATCGAGCAAGCCCTCGTGGCCGCCGAGGCTTTCGAAGCCGAGGCTGAAACTGTTCCGGCCGTCGATCGTGCTGCAGTGAAGAGACGCGCGTGGGATCGCGAACGGAAGCGTAAACAGCGGAATTCCGCCTTGTCCGGTGGAAGTCCGGTGGAAACAGGTGGACAGCAGGTGGACTCCGAGACCCTTTCCTCCCCGGAGGTTTCCCCCCACACCCCCCTTCCTAACCCCTCCAATCCTATACCCCCTTCGCCCCCCAAGGGGGGCTCTTCCCCCACGGCGGTCGACCAGGTCGTGACGGCATTTTCGGAAATGGCGCGCCAGTCCGGGCTTTCCGTGCCGAGGGCCGTCACGGCCTCTCGCCGTCGCTCGTTGCTGCTGCGGATCGAGGAACACGGCCTGCCGGCGGTTCTCGATGCCATCGAGCGCATCGGCCGCAGCCGGTTCTGCCGTGGCGAAAACGACCGCGGCTGGCGCGCTGACCTCGATTTCCTCTGCCAGCCTAAGAGCTTCGTCTCGATCCTCGAAGGCAATTACGACGACCGGCCGCAGCAATCGCAAGCACCGCCTCGTGAAAGCGAACACGCCCGCCATCAGCGGGAATGCCGAGAAGCCATCCAACGGAAACTGAACGGAAATGGACATGACGAATTTGCCAGCACCGGCCCAGCTTTCGACCTTGAACCGGGAGATTTCCGCGCTCACTGAGCGGCTATCACCGGTCCGCGAGGAAGCAGTTTTGCGCAGCCTCGAAGTTATGCAGGCAGCCGGGATGAGCATTCCCTCCGGTATTGACCCGAACAAGCTCGACGCGGTGTACGGCTACGCCCTCGAAGGCGTTCCGAACTGCGGCTTAGCGATCGCCACGCAGAAGCTGATCAAGGGCGACTATGCCGGCAACCCCGATATTCTTCTCGGCATGATCCCGAAGCCGCCGATCCTTGCCGCTCTGGCGAAGGCGGAATCTAGACTTGCCCGTGAAGATCTAGCGAGGAAACGGGAGATCGCCGCCACGCTCACCCACCAGCCGCCAGAGATCGACCGGTCTCCGGAGGTCATGGCCCGCGTCCGCGCCCGGTTGAACCAATTCAAGCAGGAGCATGCTGCGTCAAAGGCAGCCGCCGGCGGCATTGTGGTCCAAAAGTCCATGTCACCCGAGCGTGCCGAAGAGCTGGCGCGGATACTGGCATTGCCAGACGCGCGCTCGGTCAGCGCCGAGCAGATGGCCTACCGCCGGAAGATCGAGATGGACCTCGACGCCGTCGAGCCGATCGACGAGGAGCGCGCGGCATGACCATCCAGCACCGCACCGTCGACATCGAGGCTGCTGCGAAGCTCTGGAGGGATGATCTCCCTGCCTCCCAGATCGCCAAGCGCTTTGGCGTCAGCCGCAACGTCATTGTCGGACTGGCATTCCGCAAACGCGGTCTCTTCCCGTGGCGCGGCGACTCTGGGAAGAAGTCTCGCGCACCCGGCCAAGCGAAGACGACGCGGCCTCGCAAGCTGGCGCCGGAACTGAAGCGGGAACCGGAGATCGCGGCGACTGCCTATGACGCTGAGCGGCTCCAATCCGCAAAGCCCCTCCACCATCTCTCGGCCCGCGAATGCTGCTGGCCCCTAAACACCGGCGGCCCGTACCTGTTCTGTGCGGCGGAAACAACGGGTCGCTACTGCCGAAACCACCATGCTCGGTCATTGCCGAAGAAGAACGAGGGAAAATCATGAGCAGATCACGTTGGTACGCAATTCGTACGGCCCCCGGGTATCAGCGCATGGCGGCCGTGGACGAGCGCCTCCCGGAGAGTCGGCGTATGGAATCCATCATCGAGCGGAACTGCCGCAAGGACGGCTTCGACATCTTCATGCCGTCGTTTTACAAGGAGTTGAAGCACCATCGGACGAACGAGATCATCGAGAAGCGGTTTCCGTTCCTGGTCGGGTATGCCTTCGTGAACCTGCCGAGGTTGAACTTCGAGGAGCTCCGCCGCGTCGACGGTGCCGTGTGTTTCCTGCGCGGTGCCAACTATGGACCGCTCGAGTTTCCCAGCGCAACGATCGAGGCTCTGTATTTCGCCGAGCACGAGCGCCGGCAAGCCTTCCTCTACGAACAGCACTGCCGGAAGGAGAACGAGCGCCACGAGCAGATCCAGCACCTGCGCGGCCAACAAGATCCTGCCTAAGGGAAGAAAAGCCCGCGTCTCAATGGTCGACCAGGCGGAGAGGGCTATAGATTCTCTAAGCCCGCAGATCAAAGAGCGGGTGCAGAAAATTATCAGTGAACTGAATAGTCTCACGGCAGACGCGGCGGTTGAAAATCTTCGGCAAGCCGTATAGATTTCCTGCAGTGATTTGCGGTTGTTCAGTTGCGGACCTCACAGAGGGAATACTCGCCGGACCGCTGCCGAAACTTCACATTCGGCGCATAGGAGAAATGCGGCCAAAATCTACTGGCCCATTTTAGCTCTGCTGCGGCTAGCTCTCGGTTTTCGACATAACCACGTAAATTGCATCTCCGACCGTGATCACGGCTTCGGCCAAGTCATCTGAAATTTCGATATTGAACTCGTCCTCAATCATCATGACGATTTGAGCGACTTCGAGATAGTCGGCGCCGAGGTCATCTACGATGGATGCGTCGTCCACAACCCGGGCAGGGTTGATGCCCAACTGCTCGATGATTATTGCTCTTACACGGCTAGCGGCGTCCGCGCTGGAGTTTTCCACCGATGCGCTCCCTCAAACGGCTCTCACTGCTTAGGCGACCGTCACGCAATCATAATCATCGCTTTTCTTTATTCCAATACTCTCGCACCGTCGCAGGCAGGGCAACTGGTAAACCGCGTGGCTAACCACGAAAGACCGGGTTCAATTACCGGGCCTGCTGCCTCACATGAAATAACAGTAATGTTGGATAAAAGCCTGCAGCCAAGGTGGCCAGCCCGAGTGGCGCATTGTACAAGGCGATTGGAAGGCAGCACTCAGCCAGCCGCCTCCCATGTAACTAGTCCCGGCACCCCTCGAAGAAGCGAACCGAACGGTGCTACTCGCACAGAAACAGGTCACCATGTGCTACCGCGTCGTGGAATACGATTTAGCCTACGAGTATGCCCGGAAAGGGCACCACATCCGCCAACCCACCATGAACTTTTCGGTTAATTCGCCGACTCAAAACGAAGCGCGACATAAAAACATGAATAAGCAAAAATCACCGAGGAAGCTTTCAAAAATCGCCTGTGCCTGGCTATTGTCGGGCAGCTTGCTGGCAGGGTCGGCGCATGCTGTCACGCCGGACAATCACCAGATCCTGAGCAATTTTTGGACCACGGCAAATCTGATCAAGGAAACTTTCGATTGGCGCGGCTGGGCTGGCTGGGGCGCGGTTGGCGCGACCAATGTGCTCATTACCGTGGCAACCGGAGCGAGCGACGGCGCCTTGACCAAGGTTGCGTTCACCAGTCTTTGCGGCTCTATCGCCGCCGGCTTTGTAGCCGCGTGGAAGCCGGCCGACGGGCCTGGAGCTGCGTCGCACATCAAGGCAATCGTCAAGTCCGGGAGCGTGGCCGCCGCCGCCAGCGCCTGCGGATGGGCGACGCAGGCAATTCTCAAAAAGACCGATTCCGAAATGTCTGCTGCGCACAATGCCATCGACAAGGCGAAAAGGACCGATAAGCCGAACTACGACGAAATCGTCGACGACAAGACAAAAGTAAATAACGCATTTCTGGCCATGGAGAAGAATTACCGCGATATCGCGCGCGCCTTGAACGATGCGGCGTATTGGTCGAGCGAATGGCGCAGAAACGGCTGCTCGACCCGCACGCAGTCCACACTCTGCGACGAACTCTGGGATAGCAGGGCCCGTGCGCAAGCGGCCGCTGAGAAGAAGCTGGTTACCTTCAACGATGACGGCAGGGATATGTCCGCCTACGCCAAGGAACTGGCTGCCGACGTGAAATCTTGAATTGAATTTGCCCGTTCGAATCTTCGGCCGGCCCATTGAAAGCAGTGGGCTGGCGTCAAAATCCAAGGAAAAAAAATGCCAATCTACGACTCAAAGGCCACAGGCAAAAAGAAATTGCTGCGCGTCCTTCTCGTATCGCTTACAGCTTTGGCGGTCCAGTCGGATGGAATTGCAGCAACGGCCGAGGTGTTGCCACAGATTTCCCAGCAGCAATCTCCTGCGATCCCGGATCAAATCCTCATGTCGAACAATGAGGAGTTGGCTGCCGACCCTCAAGCTCCCGTTCGATTTGATCTGTTGGATCCGGCGCAATATGCATTGCAGGCCAAGGATTACGGAGGGCATCCCGCCTACGGCGCAGCGATTCTGGCGCGGGTATGCGCCGACTATTTCGAATCTAAGAGCCATCACGACCAGGATCTGGCCGATGCCGCAAAACTGAAAAAAAGCGGCGACAGGAACTTCGAAGATCTTGTCGCCGCCACCGCTTTCAAGATTCGCACGATGGAGGTGCAGTGCAGCGGTGTCACCGCGGAAGACATCCGCAATTCCGGCGATTTGATGCGCGAAGCCGCGGCCGCGGGGGATGTCAATGCCAAGGGCATTGTCTTGTTCGAGGATTTCCGCGCCGTAGATGCCGCCCGGGCCGAAGCCAAGTTGGCCGACAAGGCCTTCGACGTCGATCCCGCCGTTTACAAGGATTGGCTGAACGAAGCGGTGCATCTGACTGAACAGGGAAATCTGAGAGGCGCCCAGCTTGCCGCCTTGCTGACCGGCCTCAGCGCCTACGGGCAAAAAGACATGACTACATCGGCCATGTGGTCCATGGTCGCCCAACAATCCAAAGGGGAGGCATTCGATTCCGGCAAATTCTCTTTCGAGACGGAGCCATACAACGAACTGAGCGGTGCAGAAAGAGCCGCAGCCACCGAGCGCGCAAAGACTGTTTTTGATAGTTGTTGCAACCAGCCTTCGGCGCAAGCCCAGGAGAAGGCTGACAGGGTGATCGCCGCACCGGAGCGCGAGGAAATCGGACAACTTCCGGCCCGCTGAATCACGGATGGCAGGCCGTTAGCCGCCTTCCGTTCTGACATTGCCAGCCCGTCTCTGTTCGCAGGGGCGGGTTTTCGCGTGAGGAGACCGCTGATGCACTACCGCTTTGTGGAAGTGGAAGGCGAAGAAGACGACCTCGATCGTGTCGCCAACGAGTGGCGCGCGAAGGGCTACGAGCTATTCCAGGCCGTCTACAAGACCACCTACCGGTGGGTGCTGATCTTCAGCCGCAATGTCGGCGTAGAGCAGCCCGGTAACTCGTCAGCTTCATAAGCTGGAGAGCCGCAAGTCGAACCCTGTCGCCGCAACGAATCAGGGGTAGCTGGTAGGAACCAGCGCCTGCGTATTCGGGTGCCCCTCTATCGATGTTCGATCGACTGCCAGGATGCTCATCACGAGAAAGATGAGGACGAGTATTAGTGCCATAAATGCGATGCCTGCTTTATCCATCCCCCAACACGATCTATGAATGCGAGCAAAGCAAGGCAACACCGGTGAAGTTCCCTCACCGGGGCCTGTCATAGTTGATGGTGACAGCGCGAGTGGCGCACGGTATACGTGCTAAAAGGCATCGCTTAGCTCACGCCCTCCCATATAAAAAAGTCCCGCTGCCGCTCGCCGAAGTGTACGGGCGGGCTACTCCCCACAAAGAGGTCACCATGTCCTATCGCGTCGTCGAATACGATTCAGGCCCCGGGGGTCTGCCGGGCATGGAAGCGCTCATCAACGAGTGGGCGGCCAACGGCTACCGGCTTGATCAGGTGGTCCGGAGATCGACATACCAGTGGCTGCTGATCTTTTCCTCGCTCAGCTGAACGCAAACACCAGCCACGCCAGCGTGCAGGCAGAGGCGATGATCACTGCGATCGCGATCCGTTCGACTGCTTTGTCCATGGTCTCTAGCGTTCAAAAAGAATCCGTCTAAACAGTGGCGCATGCTCGAGGGCCACCGGCCTCCGGTAAGGGTAGAGGTGGGGACGTCAATCACTCGACGTCGGCCTCAACCCGGACGGCGCCTTCCCATAGTATCTCAGGGAACTGTGGATCTGGGTTAACCCAATACAGACGACAGCGCTCCGCCAGGCGGGTGAAAAGCGGTTCGGGAACGTCTTCAAAGATTGCGACGTCGCCTCGGTGCCGGTTGGCGTTGTCATCGACAGGAGCGACGCGGAAGATCCTATGGTTTTGATTGAACCTGTCGCGGAAACGTTGGGCAAGCGCCAAAGTCTCGTTGAGGAAAACGACGGACCCTCGGCTGGGGGCGTCTGGCACCCAAGCGATCCTGCTCGCCTCTAGAGCGGATTCCCACATTAAGTTGCGGACCAGTGGGGATATCTGTGCGCCGGCCACGTTCACTTTTATCGAGGGTTGAGAGGTCTCGATGATGCTTCTGCCGAATTTTCCTGGCTGGATTACGTCACCAGCCTGCCAGTCTTCTTCGCTCACGTGGAAATACATTGTCGCCTCAAGGTTAGCTCATGCCCATCCTGAAAAACGCACGGCACGAGAAGTTCGCGCAGGCCCGCGCGAAAGGCAATACAGTCGATGAGGCGTATGTCGTCGCCGGCTTCAAAGCCAACAGAGGAAATGCAGCACGTTTGAATGCAAATGAAAGCATTCAAGAGCGCGTAGCCGAAATCCAGGGTAAGGGCGCTCTCAAGGCGGAAGCGACCGTTGAACGTGTTCTGAAAGAGCTGTCTCGTATCGGCTTCTCCGATCTTCGCCGCGTGTTCGATGCGAACGGCAGGCTGCTTCGACCCGAAGAGTGGGATGATGACACAGCCGCAGCAGTCGCTTCGGTCGAAGTGGTGATCCGCAACACCGGCGACGGTGAGGTCGAGCACGTCCACAAGATTAAGGTCTGGGACAAGAACAGCGCCTTGGAGAAGCTCGCCAAGCACCTCGGTATGTTCATCGAGCGTGTCGAGCACTCTGGGAGCATGAGCCTCAATGTCTTGCCAGAGGATGCCGAACTGTGACGCATGCAGGTAGCTCGATTAACGGAGAAACAGCGAGAGGCTAATCGCCTCCTTGCCGGCCCGGCGCGCAACATCATGCTCCGCGGCGGGTCTCGTTCCGGAAAGACGTTCGTTCTTTGTCGGGCGCTGATCCAGCGAGCGATAAACGCTCCGGGTTCGCGGCACGTCATATTCAGGTTTCGGTTCAACCACGCGAAGACATCGGTCTGGTCCGATACGCTGCCCAAAGTTCTGGCCCTCTGCTTCCCGTCGGTTCGGGTGAGGTTTGACAAGACCGACTTCTATGTCGCGCTGCCGAACGGATCACAGATCTGGATAGCCGGCCTCGATGATAAGGAGCGGGTCGAGAAGATCCTGGGGCAGGAATACGCCACTCTCTACTTCAACGAGAGCAGCCAAATCCCTTGGGCATCCGTCGAAATGGCGATGTCTCGCTTGGCGCAGAAGTGCGAACTCGCTCCAGCGATCGCCGCCGCGACAGGCAGAAGGTACCTAGCCCTCAAGGCCTACTTCGACTGCAACCCGCCGTCTAAGCTCCATTGGAGCTTTCAGATGTTCCGGGCGAAGATGAAGCCGGGCACGAAGGAGAAGCTGGCCAAGCCGGAAGACTATGCCGAGATGCAGGTGAATCCTGCCGACAACTCGGAGAACCTGCCGCCTGAGTATTTCGAGGTTCTGGCCTCGATGTCCGCGGCGAAGAGGTTGCGGTTTGAGGCCGGAGAATGGGCCAGCGAAGTCAGCGGCGCTCTGTGGGCTCTTGAGGATCGCAAGGCGCCCGACGGGAAGCTGATGCCGGGAATAGACAGCCTGCGTGTCGCCAGCGCTCCTGAAATGCGGCGCATCGTCGTTTCCGTCGACCCCTCCGGTACGAGAGGCGATGGCGCGGGTGACGATATCGGTATCGTCGTCGCCGGCCTCGGCATCGATGGGCATGGCTACATTCTTGAGGATGGCACCTGCCAGTTGTCGCCAGAAGGATGGGGCAGGCGAGCGGCCGACCTCTACCATCGCCACCAGGCGCACCGGATCATTGGGGAACGGAACTTTGGCGGCGACATGGTGCGCTTCACCGTCTCGACGGCTGACAAGACCGCGCCCTTCAAGGAAGTTGTCGCCAGCCGAGGCAAAGCGGTGCGAGCAGAGCCTATCAGCGCGCTGTATGAGCAGGGCAAGGTTCATCACGTCGGAGACTTCCCCGACCTTGAAGACCAGATGTGCAATTTCACGCCATCTGGATACCTCGGAGAGGGTTCACCTGACCGGGCCGACGCCCTGGTCTGGGCTCTCACCGAGTTGATGCTTGGAGGTTCGTCCTTCACGCTGACAAACGTTTAGGAGCGGACATGGCCAACATTATCGCGTTCGTCCGCGACAGCCTGACAAACATGGTCGCCAGCCTGGGTACCAGCCGGGACAAGGCAGCGGCTAACGTCTATTCGATGCCAATGCTCACCGACGAGGAACTGCTCAACGCCTACCGCGGCGCGTGGCTCCCGAAGAAGATCGTAGACATCCCGGCGTTCGACAGCATCCGTGCGTGGCGCGATTGGCAGGCGAAGAAGCCGCAGATCGAAGCGATCGAGGCCGAAGAGAAGCGGCTGAACGTTATGGGCAAGCTGCTGGAGACCCGCATCAAAGCGCGACTCTGGGGCGGCGCTGCTCTCTTCATCGGTACCGGCGACAAGGACCTGACGGCGCCGCTCGACGTCGAGCGCATCACGAAGGGCGGCCTGAAATACCTCACGGTCATGACCCGCCGCCACCTCACCGCCGGCAAGATCGAAAGAGATCCGGCGTCGGAGTGGTATGGCAAGCCGAAGGTCTATCAGCTGAAGTCGGCCGATGGCGCGCAAATCGAAATACATCCGTCGCGCCTGGTCATCTTCAACGGCAGCCAGCAGCCGGACGAGGACATCGTGACGACGACCTATGCCGGTTGGGGCGACAGCGTCCTCTTGTCGGTGGTCGATGCAATTAAGCAGGCCGACGGTACCGCGGCCAACATTGCCAGCCTTGTTTTCGAGGCCAAGGTCAACGTGATCCGCATTCCGGACTTCATGCAGAACCTCGGCAACGCAGAGTACCGCGCCAAGATCCTCGAGCGCTATACGCTCGCGGCCACGGCGAAGGGCATCAACGGCGACCTGTTGCTCGACAAAGAAGAGGAATACGAGCAGAAGACGGCGAGCTTCGCCACGCTGCCAGAAGTCCTGATGTCGTTCCTGCAGATCGTCTCCGGCGCCGCGGACATTCCGGCTACCAGACTTCTCGGCCAGTCGCCGGCCGGCATGAACGCCACCGGCGAAAGCGACCTGCGCAACTATTACGACCGCTTACAGGCGATGCAGACCGTCGAGATGACGCCGGCGATGGCGCGCCTCGACGAGTGCCTGATCCGGAGCGCTCTCGGCTCTCGCGACCCGGACATCTACTACGAGTGGGCGCCGCTCTGGGGCATGTCGGAGAAGGAAAAGGCTGATGTCTTCAAGACGAAGGCCGATGCTGCTCGGCAGTTGGTCGGGAGCGGCACGGGGCAGGAGATCATCCCGCGTGAGGCTGTTTCCGATGCTCTGATCAACACGTTCATTGAGGACGGCTCGCTGCCCGGCCTCGATGCTGCGATCGAGGAGTACGGCAAGCTTTCTGAACAGGAGCCGGATGAGGAAGAGCGCGCCGCGGCAGCCACACAGACATCTGCAGCAATGAATCCGAGCGGCTGATCAAGTGGTGGAGAAAATCACCATGAAAAGACCGGCCCAGAACAAGGCCGACAACTCAGCCGCCAACAGGAAACCAAATGCGGTGTCGCTCATGTAATCCTCCGTAGGCAACCTCCATTGCCGAGAGGACTATAACGGACGAAAACCGGTCTCGCTACTCACTAAGATGCAAGTAGCGAGTAAACCAGGACGCCGACGGAACCCCAGAAGCCAACCATTACCAATGCCATCGCGGCAACCAAAACCTTCGTCACGACGAAACTCCACGACTGTTATGAACGTCCAGAACCTAGCCCGTGGCTGAAGTCTTGGTAACGGACCATGGTCTGATCTCGCTGCTTCGTTCGAATTGCCATTGCCGTCCTCACTAGGGCGGCTTCTCTTTTGAGGCAACCATGAAATTCACTGACTTAGCACCGATCGCGGGCACGCGGCGGACCGCCGACGGCTACCTTGTTGCTGACGTGCGCACCGCCCGCACTGGCATCCAGCTCTATGCCGGCCATGAGGTCGGCAAGCCGGAAATGGCAACCGTGAAGGTCTACCGGCCCGAGCATCAGGTCTTCGACAAGGCCAGCCTCGGCAGCTACGCGCACAAGCCGGTAACGAACAATCATCCGGACGAAGCCGTCACCGCCGACAATTGGAAAGCACTTTCAGTCGGCCAGATCGGCGACGAGGTCGCCCGAGATGGTGAGTTCGTCCGAGTGCCGCTTATCGTCATGGATGGTGCCACCATCAGTGAGATCGAGGGCGGCAAGCGCGAGCTCTCCGCCGGCTACACCTGCGATCTCGCCTGGGAACCGGGCACCACGCCCGCGGGCGAGAAGTACGACGCCATCCAGAAAGATATCCGGATCAACCACGTTGCGATCGTGCAGCGCGGCCGAGCCGGATCAGCAGCTCGCATCGGCGACGGTGTGAGGTCGTGGGGCGCTGCCCCGTTCACCAGTGATCAGAAACCGAAAGAGGACAAGATCATGACCCTGAAGACGGTTACCGTCGATGGCATCCCGGTTGAAGTAACCGACCAGGGTGCCACGGTGATCGGCACGCTCCAGCAGCGCCTTGCCGACGCCAACACCAAGTTCGCCGACGCCGAGAAGGCACATCAGACGGCTCTGGCCGCCAAGGATGCCGAGCTGGCGAAGAAGGATGCCGAGATTGATGCTCTGAAGGGCAAGATCCTTTCCGACGCGGATCTCGACAAGCGCGTCCAGGCTCGCGCCGATCTTATCACCAAGGCGCACACGATCGCCAAGGACGTCAAGACCGAAGGCCTTTCGGATTCGGCCATCCGCAAGGCTGTGGTGGTTGCGAAGCTGGGCGATGCGGCGGTTGCCGACAAGTCGGAAGCCTACATCGACGCTCGCTTCGACATGCTCGTCGAGGACGCCAGCAAGAACGGCGCCGATCCTTTCCGCACCGTTGTGCAGCAGGGTCTCACGCAGACCTCTGACGCCAGCACCTCCGCAACCGCTCACAAGTCCATGGTCTCCGATCTCGAATCGGCCTGGCAGACGAAGGGAGCTAAGTGATGCCTGCAATTCAGACCACTTATAGCGCCACGCACGCCCGCTGGGTCGAGGGCATGAACCTCAACATGGAGCCCTCAGTCGTCGTCACGCGCCTCGCTGAGGACGTCGAGGGCATCGGCTTCGGCAAGGTTTGCGTCCAGGGCACCGCCGACAACCAGGTTGTCGACTCCGAAGCAACCGCCAAGTTCACCGGCATTGCCGTTCTCGACACTACGCGGCCAAGCGGCAAGTACGACCAGTACGACAACGTCGCCGTCATGAAGAAGGGCGTCATCGTCGTACAGGCCTCCGTCGCGGTCGCTGTCGGCGATGCCGTCTACTACGTCCCCACGACCGGCGTTCTCACCAACGTCTCGACGGGTAACACCCTCATCCCGAATGCTCAGTGGGATACCAGCACCGCAGGTGCCGGCCTCGCTGCTCTTCGCCTCGGCTAACAGGAGCGATCTCGATGAACGCAATTATCACTCATGACGCTCAGCAGGTCGCGATGAGCTTCCTTATCCGTCAGGCCTCGCTGATCGAGCCGACGGTCTACGCGATGAAGTATCAGGATATTCAGTATCCGAGCCTCATCCCCGTCGACACCTCGGCGCCGGAATGGATTCAGTCCGTCACCTACTTCTCGATGGACTCTGTCGGCCAGGCGCAGTGGTTCTCCGGTCTGGCGCACGACGTGCCGAAGGTCGAACTGACCCGCGAGAAGTTCGAGACGACCGTGAGCATGGCCGCGATCGGCTATGGCTACACGCTCGAGGAACTGGGCACCGCTCAACTGCTCGGCATGAACCTGACCAGCGAGAAGGCCTCTTCGGCACGTCGTATCGCCGAGGAGAAGATCGAGCAGATCGCCTTCGTCGGCGATACCGGCAAGGGCTTCTCCGGTCTGGTGAACTCTTCGACGCCGACGGCAACGACGGCGCCCGCCGACGGTGCCAGCTCGGCGACGACCTTCGCCAGCAAGACGCCGGACCAGATCCTCCGCGATATCAACGGGCAGCTCACCGGCATCTTCACCGGTACGCTCGGCGCGGAGATCGCGGATACGCTGCTCCTGCCTTATTCGGTGCTTCTCGATCTCTCGACCCGCCGGATCGATGCCGTCAACCAGACGACCATCCTCGAATGGATCGAGCGGAACAACATCTACACCCGTACCACGGGCCAGCCGCTCACCATCCGCGGCGTGTTCGGGTTCCTCGACACGGCCGGCGCGGGCAGCACCAAGCGCATGGTTGCTTACCGTCGCTCGCCCGAGGTGCTGAAGATGCACATGCCGATGCCGTTCCGGTTCCTGCAGCCTTGGCAGACGGGCCCGATCAAGTTCGACGTTCCGGGCATCTTCCGTCTGGGCGGCGTCGACATCCGCCGTCCGAAGGCTGTCCGCTACCTCGACGGCATCTGAGGAGGATCAGATCATGAAGATCACCAACACCCAGCCAGGCCCGCGCGGCATCAACACAGTCAATGGTCCGGTTCTCGTCGAGCCGGGCCAGACCGTCGAGGTCGAGATCTTCGCCCGCGAGAAGGCGCATATCAAAGCGTCTAAGTGGTTCGAAGTCGAAGGCGACTATACCGACAATCCCGGCGTCACCGCGGCGCCGGCCTTGAACGACGCCGCCCAGAACGTCGACGCCGAACTCGATCGCCTCCGCGCCCAGCTGGCGGAGCGCGATGCCGAACTGGCGAAGCTTAAGGCCCAGGACGATCAGCCGAAGACGGCCGCCGAAGTCCTGGCAATGGCAAACGACCCGAACGTGCAGTTCATGTCCTTCAAGTCGGCGGCGTCCAAGCTTCTCGGCGACAAGACGCCGGCAAAGAAGGACGAGATCGTCGCCGCCCTCGAAGATCTGGCAACCAAGCCTGGCGCCTAGGCGCCAGGTTCTATTCCATCGGAGATTGACATGGCTGGATACGGCACGAACGACGGCTTCACGGCGTACGCAACCGAAGCCGGCTATGTCTTTCCCGATGGCACGACCGATGCCCAGAAGACCGCCGCACGTCAGCGGGGTTTTCTTGTGATCGATCGGTATGAGCCGAAGTTCAGCGGCCGGCGCAGCGGCGGATACACTCAGGAGCGCGCATGGCCGCGCACCGGCGCCACGACCTACTACGGCGAGGCTATTCCTTCGAGTGAAATCCCGGTCGCCATCGTCAATGCTTCCTACGAGGCGGCCTTCCTTGAGTTGACCAACCCGGGCAGCCTTTCGCCGGTCGTCACCGGATCGCAAACGGTGAAGCGCGAGAAGATTGGACAGCTTGAGGTCGAGTATTCATCCTCTTCTTCAACGGATATCGAAGATGTCGTCGCGCTCGCCACGCCTGTCGTCACCACGATCGAGGGGCTCCTCTGGCCATTCCTGACGCCAGTCTGGCCGGGTGCATTGGTGGTGTAGCTATCCCGGTCAGAACACGCCCAGAGATATGAGCAACGAAACTGCACCGACGATTAGAACGACCATCTGGGCCATCTGCTTCATCGTAGAGTCGATTGGAAGCTTCTGCACGAGATAGAGCACCACGACGACGAAAAGAATTGTGACGAGGATGCTGATTGCGGCGGACATGTCCCCCGATCCTTGAAAAAAGAGCCTTGCGGCATGAAGGCGTAAATATGGCTGAGCTCTCGAAAAGAAAGGGCGGAGGATGGCGAACCCAATCTATGCACGCCTGCAGGCGACGGCGCAGTGTCTCATCGCCAAGTATGGGCAAGCCGGTGCGGTGAAGCGCGTGACGTCTCCGGATCCTGTCTATGGGGGCGAGCCAGTTGTGACGTCCTATCCAGCCACGCTGGTGCCGATGGCCTACGAGGCCCGCTACATCGACGGAACGGTCATCCAGAACGGCGACATGCAGATTTACATATCGGCGGTCGGTCTCTCGATCGAGCCGACGGTCGGCGACATCGTCACCGCCAACGGGGCGGATTACACCATCGTTGCTGGCGACCCCAACAAATATGACGGCATCACGCCGGTGGTTTTCATCGTGCATGGGAGACTGGCACAGTGAGTATGCGTTTTGCCAGCGTCTGGTCCTTCTCGAAGGGCCGCCCCGCGATGCACAACCTGATCTCACGGCAGGTAGGCAACAAACATGTAGACGTAGACGCAGACCAGGATGAGTAACGCGGTACCGACGATGATCGGAGCCGAGTACTTCTTCATTGAGCCAGCCTCAGTGTATTAGCGGAGCCTTTTATAGCATGGCTGGCACGTCTCGCTGAGCGATTTCGGGAGCCAAGAAGTGGCCATTACTCCGCCTAAAGGTTGGCATTAGGGATTTGGAAGCAGTTCTGCGAAAGGCAATCGCATGACATTCGACGAGTTACTGTCGACCTATGAGCCGCGCCTTGCTGCGGCATTTCGCGAAGCGATCGAGACCATCAAGTCGACGGTTGTTCTCGCCCGCGTGGTCGAGCGTCTCGATCGTGGTGACGTTAACGGTGCTGTTGAGGCCATGCAAATCGAGCCCGAGGCGTTCTCCGCGCTTGAAATAGCGCTGCAGGAGGCATTCAACGCCGGCGGCACCAATGCTGTCGGCAAGTTGCCGAAGGTCATGGACCCGCAGGGCAACCGCGTGATCTGGCGCTTCGGCGTGCGCAACCCGACTGCCGAGGCGATCTTGCGCGACCTGTCCTCGACGATGGTCATGCACATCACCGATGACCAGCGGCAGGGCATTCGCCAGGCGCTGGAGCAGGGGCTTGCTCGCGGCGCCAATCCGAGATCAACGGCCCTTGACGTCGTCGGCCGGCAGAGCCGCGTCACCCGCCGCCGAGAGGGCGGAGTGATCGGCCTTACCCGGTACCAGATCGAGTTCATCGAGCGCGCCCGTGTTCATCTGGCGTCCGGCGACCCGGAAGTGATGAACCGGTATTTCGAGCTCAAAACGCGCGACAAGCGTTTCGACCGGACCGTTGTTGCCGCGATCAGAGCGGGCAAGCCGGTGACGGGCGAGGCGCTCACCAAAATAGTCGGCCGGCTGCGCGACAAGAACCTGCTTCTCCGCGGCGAGATGCTGGCACGGACCGAAACCATGATGGCGCTCAGCTCCGCCCGCGACGAGGCAATGCGGCAGCAGATCGAGGCCGGCAAGGTCCAGGCGCAGGACGTCACGAAGGTATGGCGTTCCGCCGGCGACAGCCGTGTGCGGCACACCCATCGTGTCCTCAGCGGCAAGAGCGTCAGGATGGATGAGGTGTTTCAGAGCCCATCTGGCGCGCTTCTTCGGTTCCCGGGCGACCCGCGCGCGCCGATATCGGAGATTTCCGGCTGCCGATGCCGGCTCGAATACAAGGTGGATCACATCGGCGCGGTCGTTCGCCGGTACCGTGCTGAGGCCGTCTGATGGCAACACTCTCTTTTAGCGCTGCCGTGGCGCAGTGGGCCGACAAGGTCGAGGGTGCAGTCGAAGCTATCTTCAAGGAGTCGGCACAGGAGGTCGTCGAAGAAATGCAGAAGCCGGTCGGGCAGGGCGGCCGTATGCGCGTGGACACCGGATTTCTCCGGGCATCACTGCTCGCGTCCTCGACCGCCATGCCCGCGATCAACGCCGGGGCCAGTCCTGCAGAAGGAAGTACCTACGCGCCAGACTTTGCTCAGATCGAAGCGGTAATCGCTGGAGCGGACATCGGCGATACGCTCTACTTCGGCTACACGGCATCTTACGCTGGCTACCGAGAATATGGCGCTAATGGACAGCCCGCCGATGGCTTCGTCAGACTCGCAGCTCAGAATTGGCCGCTTATTGTGGATCGGAAGGCCTCGGAGTTGAAGGCTCGTTTGGGGCTCTGACAGCTCGGTTAACGTCGCTGCTTTCCTCCATCGCCGACAGAAGCCCAAGCTGCAACAATGTCAGAGCTTTCCGCGCTGCTCTTAAACTAGTTTCGCCTCGAACAGTGGCCGCCGTCTCGCGCCCCAACGCGAGCAGGGCCGCATGGATGCGCTCATAGACCTGATCGTCAGTGAGAGGCGGCTTCTCAGACATAGGTAACGGATACATGGCGGCAGGCACCGACGCAATCATCTTCAAGGCGGTGACTGACCGCCTCATAGCGATGCCCGGTGTGCTGCCGATAGCCGCGCCGAACGTCCTGTTTCCGGCGGCAGGGCAGCCGCTGCCGCCGAAATACCTTCGATTGGCGTTCCTGCCCAACCAGACACGTCAGATCACCATGGCCAACGACCCGCAACAGAAGCGCGGACTATTTCAGGTCTCAGTCGTTTGGCCGGTCGGGCAAGGGATCATCGGCGCTCTCGATATCGCTGACCAGGTGATCGATCATTTCAAGAACCGATCCCTATTCGCCTCTGGCGTGAAGATCACGATCAGCAGCGAGCCGTGGGCGGCTGGCCCGCTCCAAGAGGGTGAACGGGTACAGATCCCCGTCACCATTCCATACATCGCCTTCGAACCGGAGAACTGACATGGCAAACAAGGCAACGAAGAAGGGCAGCAAGGTGTATGTTTGCGCCACTGCCCAGAATACCGATCTCATCGAGTCCGCTTATGCGGCGCTAACCTGGGTGCAGGTTGGCAAAGTCGGCAATATCGGTGATTTCGGCGCCGAGTCGACGATGAACAGCTACAACACGCTTGATGAGCCGGTGACCCAAAAACAGAAGGGCACGGCGAACGCCGGTGATCCACAGATCGAGGTCGCCTCGGTACATGACGATGCCGGCCAAGTCATCCTGCGGACCTTCGGCAATCCTCTGAACCTCGACAACCTGGCAATCAAGGTCGAGCGCAACGATGGCGGCGAGGGGTTCACGAACACGATCTTCTACAGCCGCGGCGTCGTGTCCGGCCCGCTTTATCCTGGCGGCGGCTCCGACGACTTCGAACTCGAGCGCTTCACGATCGGCCTCAACCAACTGCCGATCCGTGTCAATCCCACTGTAATCCCGTAATCGATAGGTGACCCTTGGATATCTCCAAACTCGTCAATTCTGAAGATCTCTTCGAGCTCAACCTCACCGGCCCGGATACCGATGAGTTCGTAGGTATTCGTTTCATGATCCGCTCCGCGGAGAGCGATGCGGTAAAGCGGGTAGTTCGGCAGCACAGCGACAAGTTCCTCGCCAGCCGGAAAAAGAAGCTCACCGCCAGCAAGGTCGAAGCCGAATACCTCGACAAGGCGGCAGCGTCCCTCGCCTCCTGGGACTGGGGCGATCACAACTGGAAGGGTGAAAAGCCGGAGTGCACTTTCGAAAAGGCGCGCGAGGTCCTTGAGGAAGCCGCCTGGATCTATGACCAGGTCGCCACCGCTTCGGAGGACCGCGCAAATTTTACGAAGAGCTTGGCGAAAGGCTCTGCGAAGCCATAGCGATCGTCGCGCGCTATGACAGCGTCCGAGACACGGATGGCGAGACCCGGCGCAAGCGCAACGAGAGCTTTGAGATCGAAAGCCCGGAAGCGGAGGTGCCGGATAACGGCGCCTTCCTCTGGGATTGGTTCTGGGAGCTTCGGCAGGCGCAGCCCCCGGGGTTCTCCGGTCCCGTTCCCATCTCGAACGGCGAACTGGCATTCTGGTGTCAGTTGACTGGCAATATCATTCGCCGCGAGGAAGTCGCCACCATGAGGGCGATGGACGCTCGGTTTTGCTTCGAATTCGAGAAAGAATGCGAGGCGATAAAGGTGCGAGAAGCGAGCGCTTGAGCGCTCGCTCCCCCCCATACTTGGTTGTCCAGCTGAGATACGAGCTTCCGCGTAGTCCCTTGGCGGGGCGGCTGCGCCGCCTCCGATCACTTGAACTCTTCCTTGGTGCCGTCTTCGTAGAGGACGGCGCGAACGCAAGCGTATGCTGCGACTTCTTCGCGCTTCAGCTTTAGAAGCCGCTCGAAGGTCAGCGGCCATTTCTTAACCGTAGTTGCGGATCCACTGGCGGGAATTTCAATGTCACGCTCGAATGCGTCCGCCGCAACGTGCCCGCCAAGAGCATCTTTAAACCCGAAATCGGCATCGAGCATCCGGATCGGTTTCGGAGCGTTTGATTTCACGATGATCTGGACCTCCATGTTCCCATCGTCGAGCCGCCGCGCCGACCAATCACCCACTGAAAGAAGGTCGGCATTGCACGCTGCGTTAGCCTGTCCGGCTCCTAGGGCCATCCACAAACTGAAGCCGACAACAATACGCATGGATCGTCCTCCGATTGAATCGGCATGACGATAGCCCACGTTCTTAAAAAAGGAAAAGCCATGGCAGATGTCGCTACGCTCGGACTGCAGGTTGAAAGTGGCTCCGTCGAGAAGGGGGCCGACGCCCTCAATCAGCTGACGGGAGCGGCCGCCCGCGCAGAAGCAGCCGCAAACGGGCTGTCTGGGGCAAATCGTGGAGCAACTGGTGCGGCTTCTGCTGCCGCAAAGGCTTACGCCGCCGAGGGGGCGGCCGCCGCGTCGGCATCGAAACAGATCGAGATGATGAACCGCGCGGCCAATCAGAACCGCGCATCGTCGCGCGGCAATCTTGGAAATATAGCCGCTCAATTCCAAGACATTGCCGTCAGTGCGCAAATGGGGATGGGTCCGCTGCAAATTGCCCTTCAGCAAGGCACGCAGTTGGCCGCGGTGCTTTCATCCATGGAGAGGCCGGTCCAGGGACTAGGTGCGGCCTTTTTGTCGGTGCTCTCGCCTGTCAGTCTCCTTACGATCGGCATAATCGCGCTGGCAGCCGCTGGCCTGCAGACGGTTGATTGGGCAAAGCTCGCTCAATCGGCGCTGATCGCCTTGGCGGACGTTCTCGAAACGATCGCACCGTACGCCGTCGCAGCTGCGGCGGCGCTAGCGTTGATCTATGCGCCCGCGATCGTTGGCGGCATCATCTCGTTGATCGCGCTGCTCGGTCGATTGGTAGTCCAGCTTGGTATTGTCGCGGGAGCTTTCATTCTGGCGAACCCTGCCGTCGCATTCGTCGCCGGTATCACGGCGGCGATAGCGGCGGCCAACATCTTCCGCGACGAACTCGCACAGATCTTCGGGCGAGATATCGTGCAAGATGCCAAGAACGGCGTGAACTTTGTCATTGGTGCATTCGTTGGCGCATACGAAGCGATCAAAGCCACGTGGTCGCTGCTGCCGAGCGCACTTGGCGACATCGTGTATTCGACGGCTCAGAACGTGATTGATGGCATCGAGAGCATGGTACAGACCGCTATCGACGCTTTGAACAATTTGACTAATAAATACGCACTATGGACCGCGTCCATCGGCAAGCCACTCAGTCCAGAAGCTTACAACAATATGATCCTTGGACCGGTTGAGTTCGGCAGCATCAGCAATCCTTATAAAGGTTCGGCGGGTGCAGCGGCGAAAGCCGCCAAAGCGGCCTTTGCGGACGCCCAAGGCACTGACTTCGCCGGCGAGGGTCTCCGCATCATCGGCGAGTACGCGTCGACGGCGGCCGGAAAAATCAAGGAGCTCGTCAAGGGCCTCATCGAAGTCGACGAGAAATCGAAGAAGCGCACCGGCGGCAAGAGCGAGCAGGAGAAGTACGCCGACATCGTGGCCGGCGCCGAGCGCCAGATCGCGGCGCTTGAGGCGGAGCGTGATGCTATCGGGCTCACGGAGCAGGCGGCAGCCGCGCTCCGCTACGAGACGCAGCTCCTGAATGAAGCCCAGCAGCGCGGCATTTCGCTCACGGATGCCCAGAAGAGCGAGCTATCGTCACTTGCGCAGGTCATGGCCTCGATCGAGGAAGAGACCCGCCAGATGGGTGTCGCGCTCGATTTTGCTAAAGAAGTAACCGGAGGCTTCTTCGATGACTTCTTCGCGGGAATTGAGAACGGCAAATCGGTATGGGAGTCTTTCGGCGACGCGGCTTTGGGGGTGCTTGACCGCATCGCCGACAAGCTGCTGAACGACGTCCTCGATGCCGTGTTTCAGGTCAGCGGCGCAGGGGCTGGCGGAGGAGGACTCCTCAGTTGGCTCTTCGGCGGTGGCTCAAAGGTGGACCCATGGGCTGGGCTGCGTGGGTATGCGAGCGGAACGAGCTCCGCTCGTCCTGGCGTCGCATGGGTTGGTGAAAAGGGGCCGGAGCTCGTCCGTTTCAAGGGTGGCGAGGAGGTCATTCCGAACCATCGCCTTCAACGACCGGGTAATGGCAACGTGGCGCCATCGGACGGTCAGCTAAATCAGAATGGGCCGCGCGAGATCATCCTTCGGGTGATTGCTGAGGAGGGGCCGATGTTCAGGCCCGTCATTCGGTCGGAGAGCCGAGGCGTCTCCGTCGAGACCATAAAACAGTATGACGCGGCGAAGGCAAACATCTACCAAAACGGCGAAGACCGCTAATCTTCGATGGATTTCCCGCCTTGGATCACGGTGAAGTTGCTTTCGCCGCTCTTAGCCTTCCTCATTGATGTGAGGAATTCCTCCATTTCCTGCGCCATTACCTCGAAGGCACGTCGTGCACCGGACCGCTGCTCGGGTGTCAATTTCGGATCACCCGCGAATTTCTCCGCTGAGTTGATGTTCGATTTACGGGCGTTCTCTGTCATGGCCATCAGCGCCTCGTACTGAGATTCATCGATGTTCGATAAAGCGCTTGCAACAAACATAAACATAAAGCGATGGGCATTCGCCCTGAATTCCAGGTCCGATACTTGCTTGACCAGCTTGCTGTGTTCATCGGCCAAGAGCTGAAACACCTGCTGGGTTGTCCCGCTGAAATCGATTGTCCGCACTGATTCCGCTCCCTAATTCCCTACCGCTGCATATTGCGGCCATTACCCTGGATTGCAACCAACATGCCTGATCCGATTCTGTTGCCGACGCTGCCTTGGCGAGACTGCCAGTTTGATCCCATCAATCCGACGGACGTTTCGATGATGGAGGGCCGGCGTTCCGAAGAGCAGGCCGCCGGCACGCCTTTCTGGAAGGCGCAATACACCACGAACTGGATGACGCCAGCCTTTTACGGACTGTTTGATGCCTTCGTGATGAAGTCGAGTTCGCGAGGTGCACCATTTCTCGGATACGACCTGTTCCGGCCACGCCCAATCGCGCACAACAACGGGAAACCTCTCTCCGGCACGAAAGCAGGGGGAGGGGCATTCAATGGCGGCGCGGTTCTGCAGTCCATTACTAACAGCAGAACCATCGTCGTCTCAGGTCTGCCGGCTGGTTTCAAGCTATCATCCGGAGACTATGTCGAGTTGCGGAAGTCGGTGTTGATCCGATCCCTTCATCGGATCGTCGAGAACGCCACGGCGAACGCTAGCGGCGTGATCACGCTCTCGATCATGTTTGGTTTGGACACCCAGCATTTCACTACGTCGGCGACAGTCCATCTCGAGAAGCCGTCGTGTGTCATGAGTATTGATCCGGGCAGTGTGGCGGCACCGAAATCGTGGGCGGGTCGCGAAGCTTCATTTTCCGCTACGGAGATGTTTTTCTCATGAGTGTGTTGGATCCAGCTGTCGAGAGTGCGCTCGAGACCGGCCGCCTTGCACGGCTCGACCTCATCCGCTTCGATTTACCCGGCAAGACCGTCGGCTACCATCGTGGTGGGAGGCCCTACACCTATAACGGTCTGACCTATCTTCCGAACCGGTTTCTGGAGCCGGGCGACCTGGTCAGCGCCGTCGGCGTGGCCGTCACCACGCGCACCATCGTCTTCTCAAACATCCCAGTTAGCAACCCCGAGGACGCAGTCTCTCAGATTGAGCAATATAACTATCAAAATGCTCCGATGATCATCTCCCATCTGGCGGGAGATCCCGAAACGGACGCGGTCCTCGGGATTCTCGCCTCATCAATCTACGAGATCGACCAGGTGCGCTACAACGAAGGCGCGGTCTCCGGCTCCGAACGAACGCTGACGATGATGATCGATCTGCAACCGCCCGGACGGTCGGCGCGGGGCTCGACCGGCGTCAAGCGCTCGCAGGCCGAGCAGCAGTTCGACAATAATCCGACCGACACGGGCCTCGAGCTCGTGGCGACGAATGCGACCATCCCCGAGGAATGGGGCCAGGTGAGCCGATAGGAGTTCCTTCGATGAAAAACGTAATAGCAGTAGATTACACGTCCTCAGGGCGTGCGCCGCACGAATGTCCCGGAGACGCCACCAAAGACTGAACACGATAGCCTCTTCGATTGGCCACAGCTATCGGGAGGTCAACGGCTCTGTTGTTATGACAATCGATCCTGCCGTGTTTTGTCCGTCGCCTGCTTCAACTTAATGGTTTCAACGAGTGCCAACAAGGCGTGGCGGGCGTGATCTTTCGCCCGATCCTTGTCTATGTTCGATGCTTCGTCGATGGACCGGTTCACAGTATGCAACGCAATCGACTTGACTTCCTCAATAACGTCGTCGTGCCCTAACCAGAGCAGCATTTCCAGCGCAGCAGCCGCCAATGCTTGCGCTGCTACTCCGGCCCCAATGGCCTGCTCGGTCTTCGCCATGCTTTATCTCCTAAAAGTTGCGGGAGATAAGCATCCCCAGTCGAAAATGTCGAATCCTGATAGGTCCCCATGAACCGCTTCCGCATCGTCGAGGCCACGCTCGCGCGTGAGCTTGCGAAACCCTATGCCTTTGGATCGGCCGATTGCTTCATGCTCGGCTGCGCCTTCGTCGATGCCCTGACGGGCTCGGCCACGACTGAGCGGTACCAGGGCGCCTACCGTACGCTCGCCGGCGCGCAGCGGGCGCTGCGCCGGCGCGGGCATACATCGCTGGTGAGCTTCTTCGCGGCCGAACTCGGCCAGGAGCCGCAGGGCGGCGCGGAAGCGCGCCTCGGCGATCTCGTCATCCTGCGCCTCTCCGACGGAGCCGAGCATGTTGGCGTCTGCGTTGGCGCCCGTTTCGTCACCAAGACCGAACGCGGCCGCAGCGATCACGGCCTCGCCGACGTCATTGCCGCCTTTCATCTCGGATAATTCATCATGGCAATCTTTACAGGAATCGCCACGGCGATCGCCGGCGCGCTGTTCGGCGGCTCTACGCTCGCCACCAGCCTGATCGGCGGCGCGCTCGCCTTCGGCGCCAAGTTTGCCGTGGGCAAGCTCACCCAGCAGAGACAGGGCAAGCAGAAGCACACGGCCGTCCAGGGCGAGATCCAGTTCGGCGGCGACGTGCCGGTCGGCACTCTCTACGGCGTCGGCAAGACCAAGGGCCAGCGCGCCTTCTATGCCAAGTGGGACAAGGGCAACAAGCGCAATGCCGAGGTCTTCATCCTCGCCAACGGCTGGTGTGACGGGCTGGAGCCGTACGTCTACATGTATGGCGAGAAATACAATCTCGTGGCGCAGGCGACGATCGGCAACGAGGTCGCACGCTACGGCGTCCAAGGCTTCATCGACGGCGACGGCAACAGCGCGATCTCGATCCGCTTCTATGACGGC